TATGAAGAAGTAGTGGAAAAAGTACAACCAGTAGAGCAAGTTAAAGTAGTTAAACCTGTTAAGGAATAAACATGGCTATCTTCAGGGGTCCAGGTGGTTCGGGGGATGCAACTACTGATTCAACTACACAAGCGTTAGCAGCTACCCAAGCGGCAGCGGATGCTTTAGCTAGTAAAAATAGTGCATTGGCAAGTGCAACTAGTGCTTCTAATAGTGCTACATCTGCAACTAATTCTGCATCTAGTGCTACAAATAATGCTGCAACTGCCACTACTCAAGCTGGCATTGCTACAACCAAAGCAGGGGAGGCGGCAGCTAGTGCCTCTACAGCATCTACTCAAGCAAGTAATGCAAGTGCCTCTGCTTCTACAGCTACAACACAGGCAACCAATGCAAGTAATAGTGCAACGGCTGCGGCTACTTCGGCAGCAAGTGCTTCTACAAATGTAGATACTGCTTTTAGTGCAATAACATCTACTGCTACTACCCTTTCTCCAGGTGCTTCTGCCACCTCTTCTTTTAATACGTCTACTAAAGTATTGACACTTGGTGTTCCTACTGGAGCTACTGGCTCTACAGGTGCAACAGGGTCAACGGGAGCTACTGGCGCAACAGGTGCAACAGGCGCTACAGGTCCTGGAGTTATTGTTGGGGGTACGACTGGACAAGTCTTAGCTAAGGCAAGTGCAACTAATTATGATACTACTTGGAAAGATGTTACAGGCACAGGTAGTGTTGCATTAAACAATAACCCGTCATTTGCTACAGACATTACAGTCAACGGAATGACAATAGGTAAAGGCGATGGCAATGTATCAACCAATACTGCTTTTGGTTTTGATGCGCTTGGTTCTGCCGCTATGAAATCATCAAATAATAATAATGTGGCTATTGGTTATAACTCATTAAATAATTTAAATACTGGCGTTGCTACATTTAGCATTGTTAATGGCGGTAGTGATTACACAGACCAATTTTCAGAAAGAAATTTTGTTTTTTATGTGCCATTAACTTATGTATCAGGAACACAGGCAACTACTTATCCTACGGCTGAAATTAATGTTAATGATGGGATTGTTACTTCTGTAACAATATATGGTAACAATGGTTTAGGATTTACTGCTGGCGACTTAACTACATTAATGAGTTTTAATGCTACTGCATACGGGATAACATACACTACACAATTTACTTGTAGCCCAGCAACATTTATTACAGGTTCAAATAATCTTGTAATTGGATATAATTCTGGTACTGGTATAACTACAGGCTCAAATAATACTATTATTGGTAATAACTATGGCGCAACCAATTCTAGCAATTCAACTGTTATTGGTAATTCAAATACAACAAACGCACTTGTCTTTGGCAGATTTTACGCACCAACTTATGCCCCTATAAATTGTGATAGTGGTATTACTGCTCAAGAATTAAATATTAGCAGTCAGTTTATATTAGAGGGCAGTTACGAGGACAATGAAATACACACAAGCAATAATGCGCGCAATTTAATAATTGGCGGCACAACTCAAAGCACATCAAGCACAATGACATTTGGCAGAAGCACAGCCGCACAAACAATTAACATTGCTACAGGTACTAATTCATCTGCTACAAAAACTGTCAATATAGGCACAGGTTCAACAGGTGGTGCAACTAACATTGGTATTGGTGCTGCAACAGGAACAAGCACTACAACACTTAATGGAACAATATCAACAAGTGCAACTGGACAACCCATTAATATTGGTGGCTCTCAAACAAGTGGCACTTTAAATTTAGGAACTGGCTCATCAAGAACAGGCAATATAAATGTAGGAACACAAGCTACTACAGCACCTATTGTTATTGGTGGCACATCAGCAACAGGTGCAATTACAGTAGGGCAATCTACAGTAAATCAAACTACCAATATCCAAGCAGGTGCAACTGCATCAGGCTCAACCAAAACAATGAGTATTGGTACAGGTGGTTTAGCAGGTTCAACGACTAACATTGCTATTGGCTCTACAACAGGAACAAGCACTACAACACTTAATGGTAATGTTACTACACCAAAAGATGCAACATTTAATACAGTTAAGGTTGGATTAGGTGCAGCTAATATCTCTACCAATCTTGCTGTAGGGCAAGGTGTTTTAACTAACGCTTCAACAACTGGTGGTAACAATGTTGGTGTAGGTAATACTAACACTATGAATAGTTTAACTACTGGCACATTTAATATGGCATTAGGTGGTAGTGCTTTATCCTTTTTAACAACTGGCACAGAAAACACCGCAATGGGAGTTTCTGCCGTAGAAAGAGTTACTACAGGTAACTTTAATGTTGGCGTTGGCTCACAAGCAATGAGAAACCCGTATGTTGGTTCTAACAATGTTGGAATTGGTAAATCTGCTGGTTCATCTAGAATTGGACCTGCCGAAATGTTTAATACATCAAATGGTGTGTATATTGGTGGGCTTTGTTTAGGTGCAGCAGATGCAGAAACAAATGCTATCGTTATAGGTGCTAATGCAGTAGGTCTAGGCTCTAACACTACAGTAATCGGTAACTCAAGCACAACAGCTACTAAACTATTCGGTACATTAGAAGCTACTGGTGATGCTACTGTTAATGGGGTTAAGGTAGGAAGAGGTGCTGGTAATTCTACTACCAATACTGCGGTAGGTGCTGGTGCTTTAAATTCTAATACTAGTGGCTTAAATAATACTGCTATTGGAAATAATGCTCTTTTTACCAATACTACTGCAAGTAATTGTGTAGGCATAGGCAAGAACGCATTAGGTCTTAATAATGCTGCAGAAAATATGGCAATTGGTATGGATTCACTTAGCAGCAATACTAGCGGAGCAAGAAACGTTGGTGTTGGGTATGCTTCTTTGATATTCAATACTACTGGTAGTGACAACATGGCTCTTGGTTCTAGGACATTATTTATAAATACTACAGGGTATAACAATGTTGCTATTGGTAGAGATTCTTTATTTAGTAATATAAGTGGTTACGAAAATGTTGGCATTGGTGTAAATGCTTTAAAAAGTGTTACTAACAGATGGAATACTGCAATTGGAATGGCAGCTCTTGAGTTTGTTACTAGCGGAATAGATAATATTGGTATTGGTAGGTCTGTTACTACTAATGCAATTACTGATAGCAACTCTATTGTCATAGGGGCTAGTGCGGTAGGTCTAGGCTCTAACACTACAGTAATCGGCAACAGTTCTACAACCCAAACAAAACTATTTGGTGCATTGCGTGTGGGTGAAGATTTAACTGCAACATCAACTACAAATATAGCGACAGGTGCTACTGTATCAGGTGCTACTAATACAATTAATGTAGGCACAGGCGGTTTAGCTGGTTCAGCAACAAGTATTGCTATTGGCTCTACAACAGGAACAAGCACTACAACACTTAATGGTACAGTAAATGCTTCAACTCTTAACGCTTCAACTGGATTTTTATTAGGAACTGATAATGTTACTGGGGCAGTAAAATGGGATAGAACTACTCCTCTTAATCCGTGGTTTGGAGTTTATGCAGATGGGGCTTATAGAGCAATTAGTGGAAGAACACCTGCACCAGCAGGGGTAGCTTCTATTGGGGGATATTATAGTGGCATGGGTATTGGTGGTACTACCACTAATGCCGGTCAACCAATATTTGGGGTTCTAAATAGTTCTCAATTTGGTCAAGGTTTAGGTGTTTCTGCTTTTACAGTTCTTGATACCAACAAAATAGTTACATTTACTAATACTTTAGACGATGGTTCTGGAAATATGATTGTAGCTGCAACAACGGCTTCTACATCAACTACTACTGGGGCATTAAAGGTGTCAGGTGGTGTCGGTATTGCTGGCAGATTAAATGTAGGCGGTCTTATGATGCCACAACAAGCAGCTTCTGCACCAACATATATTAAAGGTGCAATTTATTTTGATACCACATTAAATAAACTCCGTGTTGGTGGCGCAACTGGTTGGGAAACAATAACTTCAAATTAAAGGATATACAATGGCACTATTAAAATCAGTAAAAACAAATTACGGAATTGATGCAACTTATTGGAATATATTTTCCATTGTACAAGAGTTTAAATTTAAAAGGGTTGCTGTAACTATTGCAGGTTATGCTTCTAAAGAAGTTAGGGATGAGAACCTTGAACCTTGTGCTTGGCAAAATGTGCAGTTTGAAGGCGATGACTACATCAAGGATGCTACTCGTGAAGCCGTGTATTTGGCATTAAAAACTAAAGACTTTTCGGATGCTAAAGATATTTAAGGAGAAACAAAATGATTGATGAAACAACAGAAATTGAAACAATTGAAGAAGTAACAGAAGTTGAAGTGATTGCAGAGCCTGTAGTCATTAAAGAAACACCAGAACAAATTGCACAACATTACAAAGCAGCAATGGATTCAGTAAACCTTATTAATGGTGGTAAGCCTGAGTGGATGACTGAAGAAGATTGGGTTAATTGCTTAAAGCGTAACAAAGAACACCTTGTCATTATGCTTGCTAAAGACTTCTGGACAGATGAGGATTTAACTCCGCTACAACTAGCTTCAGTATAGGACTATCATGACTACAGAAGAACAAAAGGAAATCCACAAAGAGGCTATCAAAGAGGCTATCTCTGAATGGTTAGACAAACAGTTTATAGCATTGGGTAAGTGGACTCTTAAAGGGTTTAGTGCAATGGCATTAGCTGCACTTGTTTATTTGTGGGCAGCAGCACATGGTTGGACTATCAAGGTATGATTAACTCTCGTAAACTTGAAGACTTACATCCAAAGGTTAAACTACTTTGTGAACGCTTTGTAGCATCATGTGCTAAACAAAACATAGATGTTCTTATTACTTCAACTTACAGAGATGGAGAAAGTCAAAATGCGTTATATGCACAAGGTCGTACAGCTCCTGGAAAGATTGTTACTAAAGCTAAAGCTGGTCAGTCCTTTCATAACTGGAAGTGTGCTTTTGATTTTGTACCCATAGTTAATGGCAAGGCACAATGGAATGACACAGCCTTGTTCACTAAGTGTGGTGAGATAGCAGAAGCAGTAGGACTAGAGTGGGCTGGTCGTTGGAAAACATTTAAAGAATTAGCACATTGTCAATATACTAATGGCTTAACATTGCAAGACTTTCAACAAGGAAAGAGTTTCTAATGGACCCGATTACAATCCTTGCAGCACTAGGACCAGTAGCCGTTGACTTGGGTAAATCCCTTATCAATAGGTTCATTGCTCCAGACCAGTTTAAACCTGCTACTATTGAACAGTATGCACAGATGAAACAAATTGACCTTGAGTTCTTTAAGGTAATGAACGAAGCGGGTGGTGGTAACCCTAGCTATCCGTGGGTAGAGGCTGTCATTAGGTTGATGCGTCCTACAATTGGTATCCTTGTACTAGGAACGTGGGCTTATCTTGCGTTAGCTGGTGATGGTGTAGTGAATGAACAGGTATCTAACTTCGCTTCAGTGGTTGGCTTTTACTTGTTTGGTGAACGTAGTTTATTTTATGTCAAAGGAAAAGGAAAATAATTATGCCTATGGTCGGAAAAAAGAAATTCCCTTACTCAGAAAAAGGTAAGAAAGATGCTGAAGTTTATGCTAAGAAAACTGGCATGAAGAAGAAGGTAGCTCCTAAGAAGAAGGCAATGTACTAATGAAGAAGGATTCTAGATTAGATAAAGCGGGCGTAGCTGGTTATAATAAACCTAAAGCCACTCCTAGTCATCCAACTAAGTCTCATGTTGTTGTAGCTAAAGAAGGCGACCAAGTAAAGACTATTCGCTTTGGACAACAGGGAGTTAAGGGGGCAGGGGCTAACCCCAGTTCTGCTAAAGATATGGCTAGGCAGAAGAGTTTTAAAGCTAGGCATAGTAGCAACATTGCTAAGGGTAAAATGTCAGCAGCATACTGGGCGGATAAAGTAAAATGGTAAAGTCTAAAGTAAACGCAGCAGGTAACTACACAAAGCCTTCTCTCAGAAAGAAGTTATTTGAGAAGATTAAATCAGGTTCTAAAGGTGGAGACTCAGGTGAGTGGTCTGCTAGAAAAGCTCAGCTCTTAGCTAATGAGTACAAGAAGGCTGGCGGAGGGTACAAGTAATGGCTCTAGCTAAATCTCAAAAGTCTTTAAAAGATTGGACAGCACAGAAGTGGAAGACATCTGATGGTTCTCCGTCAAAGGGTAAGAAGAGATACTTACCTGAGAAAGCATGGGATTCTCTTTCTGCTTCTGAGAAAGCTGCTACTAACAAAGCTAAAGCTGAGGGTAACAAGAAGGGTAAACAGTTTGTTAAACAGCCTAAAGCTGTAGCAAAGAAGACTTCTAAGTTTAGGTAATGCTTGACAAATAAATAAATGTGTGGTATAATGTATTAAAGACTAGGGAATTACATGACATATCTTGAACTTACAAATAGAGTACTACGAAGACTTCGTGAGAATGAAGTGTCCTCTGTACAAGAGACTCCCTATAGTCGTTTAATCGGGGATTTAATTAACGTTGTTAAGCGTGAAGTGGAAGATGCTTGGGACTGGTCTGCACTCCGCACAACTCTAACTGCTACTACATCTAGTGGACTTTTTAACTATGTCCTTAATGGTAGCACTACCCGTATTCGTGTGCTAGAAGCAATCAATGATACAAGCAATTGGTTCTTACAACAAAAGAGTACACGTTACTTTGATCAACAGTTTTTAATTAATTCTTCACAAACTGGTTCACCACTTTATTACAACTTCAATGGTGTAAATGCTAATGGTGATAGCCAAATGGATTTCTTCCCTATCCCTGATGGGGTATATGCTCTTCGTATTAACTGTGTAATTCCACAAGCTCCATTATCTGCTAACTCAGATGTTATCTTAATCCCTGCTGAAGTGGTAATTGAAGGTGCTGTAGCTAGAGCAATCTCAGAACGTGGTGATGATGGTGGTTCTATGGAACAAGAACAACGCTATCGTTATATTGCTTCTGATTATATTGCTGCTGAATCACAGCTTCGTTTAGATGAAGTTACTTGGGGTCCAGTTTAATGTCAGGTAAGTTACAAGCAGCTACTAATGCTACACTTGGCTTCTTAGGGTTAAACACTCAAGAGGCTGGTGTTACTTTAGAGAGTGGCTATGCCACTAGAGCTGTTAACTGTGTTATTGACAAGAGTGGTAGGCTTGGTAGCCGTAGGGGTTGGGGTATGGTTACTACTACTCCAGGGGCATTATCTACTTCCTATGTAGAAAGCATGTTTGAGTTTATTGACAAAGGAAGAAGTTCAACAATTCTTTCTGCAGGTAATGGTAAATTATTTAGTGGTACTAATACACTTACAACTTTACCTATAAATGGAGTAGAGTCTTCTGGAGTTTCTACTCCTTTAGGCACTCAACCTACCTTTACTGGAAACAGATGGCAATGGGCACAACTTTCTGAAGGAACAGGGTCTACTTCAAAGATTAATGGATTTGTTGCACAAAAAGGAAACCCACTACTTGTCTATCGTAGAATGACTGGTGGCTCTAATGCTTATGTATATCAAAGAGTAGGAGACTATGGAACTAAACCTACAAATGTTTCTGTCTTTGACCCTGATTGTGTACTGTCTGCTTTTGGTAGAATCTGGGCAGCAAATACTACTGATGCTCCTTCTACTATTTATTTTAGTCAACTTGTAGAGGGCGCCACCTTTGTACATGCAGGTGCTGGTTTGATTGATGTTGCTTCTGTTGTTGGTGACAATGATGAAGTTGTCGGGTTAGCTTCTCATAATGGATTCTTAGTTGTATTTTGTCGTAACAATATTATAATCTATCAAAACCCACAGACTCCTACAACTACAGCATTTGCTTTACAAGATGTTATTACTGGTGTTGGTTGTATTGGTAGAGATACGATTCAGAACACTGGTACAGATTTAATCTTTATGTCTAAGAGTGGCTTGCGTAGTTTGAATCGA